GTAAAACTTAAACCTGTAGTTGAACCAAACGGTCCTGCTCCCCATGTGCCTACGCTCCAACCAGTACTAGTACTGTAGACATTTAACCCCACGTTAATTTGGTATGTACCTACTACTGAAGCTCCTCCGTTACCTGTATCGGAAGCATTAGCTACAACAGTACTACCACCAGTATCTTTAGCTATAATTGTGTAGGTGTTAGTATCAATAAGACTTGCTATTTGATATTCTTGGTTTAAAACGTCAGCAGTTATATTACCACCTAAACTAACAGCACCGCTAAAAGTTACCCAATCATTTGCTACTGCTCCGTTAGAATTGTCAGTTACCGTAATAGTAGAAGAACCATTACTAGCAGAAAAAGTTACTAGCCCTGCAGTTGTAGTTCTACGGATAGGGGTTACATCGTAATAAACTCCCCCTTGAATAATATAGTATTTTTCGTTAGTGCCTAGACCTAATTCTTGTGTACCGTCTAAAAGTACCCAGTTGTGTAAATGTCTACCTGTACCTTCAAAAGCTGTGTTAACTTCTTTACGCCAACCACCTATTTTTTCAGGTCTACCAAAGTTAAAACGTATGAGGTTACAATCAAACCAACCGCCTTCTGCATCATACGCAGTTCCTTCTCTAAATATTCCAGGTCTGAATTGAAACTTGTTTAGTGCCATTACACTATTGTATAGTATTATTTTTGAATTTTATATATGTCGCCAATCTTTACCTTCAAATAGCAAAGCTTCGGCTTCGCGTCTTCTAGTTAGACCAGCTAAAACTTCTCCGTTTGCCTTGTTCCATCTTTTAATTTGCTCAGGTACAGAATTATATTCACCGTTATTAAGTTTTTTAAGTAATGTAGAAGATTTTAAATTACTTGGTCCTAAGTTGTACACCCAAGAAACTAAAGAATCAAACTGATGTTGATTTAAATCTACGTGGACGTAATCGTTAATATATTTTTCGTATTCTTCTTCTAGTTCTCTTTGTAACATATAATCGGCTTTTTCTTGTGACCACTTATCGCCTTCCTGTACACCTTGCGTTGAACCATAACCTATAGTCCAAACACCAGCAGCACATTTATATGCTTCTAGTTCGCAACCTTCAAAATGTTTTATAAGATCAATACCTTCGTCAGATATGTGCATTTTAGTCCTCCTTGCTAGGCGTGTTAGAAGCTCCAAAATAAAACGAAATAACCGCACTTGCTAGTCCTCCCAAATACCCAAGAACTAAGTTAATAAGTGCTTCAGAGTTTTGCTCAGGCGGTTGTATGGTTACTAAGAAAATATAACCAAGAAATCCTCCAACGGTTGCAATACCCATAATACGTGCAGTCCAATCTCTGCTAAATTTACCTCTAGCGTCTTGTTTGTCTGCAACTTCTAGTTTAAATATATCTACGTCAAGTTCTTTCATTTGAACTTTAAATGCCTGTTCAGCTCTTTTAAGCTCCATCATCTGTTCAGGTGTGGCAGATTGTATTGCGTTATTAATAGCTTTAGGACTATCTTCACAACCTAAAACTTCACAAATAACTTTACTAGCCATACCTCCTAGTGGTCCGCCTAAAGCAGAGCCAAGAGTAGGAGCAACACTACCCACAACATTTTTTAATAAACCTTTTAACATAACTACTCCCAAGTAAATACTTTTAGTGGTTTGCTTTTGCCTTTGACTATTATAGGTGATAATTCTTTTAAATAGTAGCCACAGTAAGATTCTGTACTTTCCCCTATAAGTATATTCACACCACACTCTTTAGTAGCGGACTCAAGTCTAGCAGCAGTATTGACCGCGTCGCCTATAGCGGTATAATCAAATCTAGTTTCACTGCCCATGTTCCCTACTATAGCCTCACCAGTGTTTATGCCTATACCTATAGCTATTCCTGGCAAGTTTTCAGACAATAATTCTTGGTTTAATATACTTATGTTTTTCATTATTTCTACACCACACTCAACAGCTGTCTTTTCATGATTGTCCATGTCTAGTGGTGCGTTAAAAATAGCCATCATAGCGTCGCCTATGTATTTATCTACCATGCCTCCGTATTTTTGTACAGCTTTTTGTTGTGCGTTTAAAACTTTATTCATAATATAGGTAACTTGTTCAGGCTCCACACTTTCTGACAACGCGGTAAAACCTCTTAAATCAGTAAATATAAAAGTACATCTACGTTTTTCTCCCCCTAATTTTAATAACTCAGGGTTATTTTGTAATTGTTTCACTTGTCGTGGGTCGAGATAGTGTTCAAATTGTTTTTTAATTTGTTGTCTAAGTTTGAACTGCTCTTTAAAACGCAGATAAAAAGCTAACGTACCTATAATAAAAGTAGAAACCAATGACCACGTAAAATCTATTAAAAGTCCTCCTCTTATAATGTACAAAGCTAAAACAAACTGAGTTAATAAAACAAACACAAAACTAAAAGCACTTAATAAAATACCGAAGTAATTTATATAAAACCATGCCATACTTATAGAAACTAAAAATATCAATATTTCTAAAGCTAGGCTATAATCAGGTATATATGGTGAATTTTCTATTAAAATTGACTCAGCTAATGCTGCTTGGATTTTGTGTGGTTCTAGGAGTCCTGCTGGCGTTGCCACTTGTGGCATTACACCTTGTGCTGTTACCCCTACAAAGACAAACTTACCCTCTACATCCATTTCATCAAGAGTAGTTTCAGGAGTATCTACCCAACTGATCCACTTACGACCTAGTGAATCAGTTTTAACTGGCGGTATACCTTTAACTGTTATTTCTTGTATTCCGTTTTGATTAGTTTTTATAATATAGGTATCTGAACCTGCTAATATTTTAAGTACTTGAGTGCCATATGCAGGTATCCAACCGTCGTTGCTTTGCATAAGTAAGGGTATACGCCTAACTAAATTATCCACGTCTACTGGAGCGACTGCAACGCCCTCAGGAGCCGATATAACGTTTTGCCTTACCCCTCTAGCTGGATAGCCTTTAACGTCTGGACCGAGGACTACCGTACCTGTGGTACGTGGGTAAAACTTACTGTTATTTTCAAACATGGCTAATACCGTAGGTACAGTCATTCGTATGCTTTCAGCAAACTCTTTATCTCCGCCGAACCTATCCTGCTCAGTGAAAGCTATTACCCAACCCACTCCAATAGCTCCTTTACCAGTTAGTTGTTTTTGTATTTCTGCTAACCGTTGTCTAGGAAAAGGATAACCACCTTCATTTACAACATCTTTTTCAGTGATGTTTAAAACTGTAAAATAACCAGAAGGTTTATGTTGTTCAACAAACGAATCAAAAAATTTTAATTTTAACGTTTCATAAAACGCTGGTTGATATATTAAAGGTAGACTTAAAAAAGCTGAAGCTATTAAAAACGGTATAATCTTTTTCATGAGCTTTGTTTTATAGTGATTGTAGAAGTTCCTCCACCGTTCACTTTTATAGTATTACTTACTCCATCTTGTATAAATATTACCGTATATCCTGTTGAACTACTAATATCTAATCTAAGTTTTTGTTGAACTTCTCTTCTGAATGATATTGTGTCTCCTTGTACTATTGTTACTATTTGTGTTTCAAGGTCTTGACCTATCTCAGTACCTTGTACACTTGAACCTATTGAACTTTTAAGTTCTTCCTCTTTTAGTGAATCTAGTTCTTCTACTATGGTTAGTAAATCTTCAAAAAAGTTTACGTCTAAATAATTAATATCTAATTCACTAAATTCTAAATTATCTTCCTGTAAAGCATCTGTATCAAGTTCCTCAAATTCAAGGTAGTCGATATCTAAAATATTTTTACTTTTATCTTTACTTTCAGCTTCAATGTTTAGTTTTACATTTTTAGGTGGGTTAACTATTAACATATTGTCAATAATTTCTAAACTTAAATCTAAAATTACTGGAGAGCTAGGTCTGTTTTCAAAAACGTTGACTGTGGTAGCTTCGTATGGCTTATTGAGAGTTACGTTACCTAAAGCTGTAGTAACTAAAATTTCACCACTAGAAACTCCGTTAGCGTCTGGGAGTAAAATAATTAAACTACGTCCTAATTCATCTACTGTACAAGTGAAGTCTGTACCGCGTATAGCGATGTTGGCTGTAGGTGTGGTGATAGAAATGTTCTCTTTATTTATAGCACCTAATTTACCAGTAATAAACCTAGCTGTACCAGAAGCAAAATTAAGAGCTAATTTTGAATTGTTTGGGTTAGGGTCAAAAACGTATTCGTCTATAGTAAGTTTTGAGTGTTCAGTTAATTTAACTACAGAGTCGTCTAAAAAAGTAATACCAATACGACCTACATTCGTTTCTACTAGATCATTTTGTTGAATATTAAAATCTAATGAAGCTTGAAAAGTCTCATCTCTTATTATTTGAGCTTGACCTTTTAGTTCTGTAACGTCACCGACTTCAACAAGTGGTTGTTGTTCCGCCGTCGTTTTGAATGACGCAAATATTAGAATTAGAAGCAGTACTTTCAATTTTGACATAATCTCTAGCTAAAGTTGAAGCTTGTGTTACATCTATTGTATTACTACTTCCGTCTAAATCTAAATAAAAATATCCACTGTCAGCTGAGGTTGTCCCTGAATACCCACTACCGCTAAAAGTAACATCGTTAGAACTACCGTTAATGTCCATATAATTCGTAGCATTTTCATAGTCTATATCAAAGTCAAAAGTGTTACTACCGCCTGTAATAATCCAGTCTAAGTTTAAATAACTGGTGTCGTCACTTTCTGCTATTTTTAAATCAAATGTGTTGCTTGAGCCTGTAACGTCTATATTTAAATCAACGTAGTCTGCGGTAATTAAACCTGTGCTGTTCATAAGTATATCAAAGGTGTTGCTATCTCCTGCGAACTCAAAAAAGCCAGTAAAGTTATCGCCGTCGATAGCGTCTGACCTAAATAAGTTACTAGAGCCTATTTGGTTAATGTCTAGCGTCATACTAACGCCATCTAAATCAAGAGCAGTCATACTGCCAGAAGTAGCAGAAGTACCACCTATAAGGTTAGAACTACCTATTTGTTCTAAATCAATAGTAGCTGAATTACCAACTTGATTAACGTAAATTTCATTATCTGCTAGTGCTAAACCAATAAATAAAATTGGTAAAAATTTTTTCACTTTAATAAACTCCAATAATTTTTTTGTATTCCTATTTTGATTGTTTCTAAAACTGCTGTTTCAATAGCGTTTTGTAGTGCGATATTAGTAGACTCATTCTCTACCATTCCGTTTTCAATCTCTATAAGTTCTGTGTTTTCACTAATGAACCTAAAGACATCTTGGTTTAATGATACGCTTAAAATGGTCTTTGACACAAGTACTTCGATTAAAACTTTTCCTGTACTTACGGAAATAGTCCTTAAAGAAACAGTAACCGTGTCTTGTCTGTATTGTTTTGTAGCCCCTATACCTAAATACCTAGCACCTAAACCACCAGAACGTACATTACTTTCATACCCTATAACTCCGCCTTCTAGTATCATACCAGCAAAAGTTAGAGGAAGTAGTTTAGTCTCTTCATCAAATGATTCTCGTGTTGAACGTATAAGTTGTCTTTCCTTAGTTAAATTATCTAAACCGACACGCTCTACTACGTCAAAAAATTCACCAGCTCCAGCGTGTTTTAACGCTCTAATTAAATATGCATGAGGAGCTTGAGTAACTGCGGTAGAAAAAGTAGCAAACTGACTATTACTTCTACGTTGACCAGTTTGGTCGGTAAAACTTGTAGCGTAAACTGCTACGCTAGGTTTTAATTTGGGTTGACCGATATCATAAAGTTCTTGGTTTATTAAACTACCCACCTCAGCTTTTTTAACTATAGTTATAGGAGGTATTTTATTGGTCAATACGGAGCAACTAGAAAGTAAAACTACCGATAGGCAAAGTAATAATTGTTTCATTTCCGTCTGCATCTGTTACTGTTAAGGTTATATATTCACCATCTGATATGTATTGTATCGTATTACCTTCTAGCTCTATGGTTCCTGATTCGCTTTTGGTTTCGCCAAATAAATTCTCAACCAACTGTCTTGAGAGTTGAGCGTATATTCTACTTTCTAAATTCTTAATAAACCTAGCCAAAGTAGTATTTTCAGC